GTGTGGATGTTGGGCCTGTTATTTACTTAGCTAGAACATTCGATACCGATGTAGATACCGTAGTTAAGTTTTTTATCTTTGTGCTTATCTTTGTGTTTGACCCGATGGCAGTTATGTTTGTTATAAGTTACAATGTAGCTTTACAACATACCGATGATAATAAAACAACTTCGTCTGGGCCTAAAAAGAAAAATAAAATTTGGCCTGTTTATGGTGAAAAGAAAAAAGAAAAAACAAAAAAAGAAGTTGTTGAAATAATACCAACTGTTGAAGATTTACCTGAAATAAAAAAAGAGGAAGTAAAACCAAGAAAAATTCCAGCTAGAGGTGGTGTAGCAGGGAGATAAAAATAAATAAAAATAAAGCTTGACTCGTATTGCTTTTTTACCTTATTATAAGGTGTTATGAAAAAGGAAAATATGATGAGTTCAGAAATAGAAATGGATTTTTTTACTACTACGTTTACTAACTTTGGTTATGAAAAAACTACTAAGTGGAAAAAAGATTCCGTAATTGACAAATTAATTTATAAAGAATTAAAAAATAAAAAGTAAAAAATGAATAAATGTTGTAAATGTGATATTGAGTTATCAACAGAACGTATACATCTAGGTTATAAAGAATGTCTAGAATGTAGTGATACCGAGAAGTATGCGTCTCATACCGTGTATCCACACAAGACTGGTGGTTATATCCAACCCATGTCTTCCGAATCAGCTAACAATATGAAACGACTTGACCGCCGTAGTACAGGTGGTGAACGTAAAGCTAAAGGTATTGTATCTGATAAATCTTGGGATAGGTGGTTAAAAAATTATTACAATCCTAAACCTGAGAAAAAAGAATATGTACCACCACCAGCTTCTAACTTTAATTTTCTAGATTTCAACGTAGCTCTAGATAAGGTTATGGGTGAGTTTGATTCTCATGGTTATCATTCAGCTTGTGAATTTACACAATCACTTTACTCCAAAGACCAAATCAGTCTTATGGATAAATCCAAATTAATAAACGAATTAACATCTTGGCAATCTATGTCAGTTGGTCAACGAAAACTTTATAAAAAACTTGCAGAAAAAGCTTGACTTTCTCATTTATTATTAGTATCTTTAGATGTAACAAAAAGGAAATAAACAATGAATATAAAACTAGAAATCAGTAAACTAAAAAGTCTTTCGGAATTGAATGAGTTATCATCATTCGTTAATGAATGTAAAACTCTGTTAGGTAAAGCAGCTCTATCTATTGGAGCTAATGTCTTCGTAGTTCAGAAAACTAAAAAGACTCCTGGTGTCATCAAAAAGATGAACGTCAAAAAGGCCATCGTTGAAATGAATGGTATGTCTTACAATGTTCCATTTTCAATGTTGGAATTAGCATAATGAATAACGAAAACAAAATAAAATACGATTCTTCAGTAGGTAAACTACTGGAGAATATTAAGGTGGATTACTCTAAATTTATGAGTAATCTAGAAATGGTTGAAAACTTCAACAAAGGAGTTCATGTCAAACCTGGTAGGAAATTTGATAGGGTTATGAATGGTACTTCTGCTTGGGGATTCATTGCCAAAACAAATGGTGTTCTAAAAGGTATACCTTACTTTGTTGGTGATGTATTTAAAGCCGCTACTTGGAGAGCTCCAGCAAAACACGTGAGAGGTACTATCTTTTCTTCAGAAACTAATTGGTTTAGTTGGACAGGCCCAAGGTACTTATAATGAAACCAGATTGGGCTGAAAAAAACAAACAAGAATACGGTGTTCAGATAATCGAGCTAAAAAAGATTATTGAACGTCAAGTTTTAGGTAATGGTAATTCGGATGAATTTACTTCTGATATGTATGTAGCTCTTATAAGTGGTAGAAAGATTACTCCTAAGATGGAAGCCGCTATTGATAGAATTATCAAGGTCAATTCACCCGATGAAATGTTGAAACGAGAAGAATGGGTAGATAAGGTAGTTCCTAAACTTATGATGGTTGAGAATTTGATTGATGATACAAGCTGGACAGAAGATTACAAGGTAAATACAAAAAGATTTATATCTAGTCTTATAAAACAAGCTAAGTCTAGAAAGACTTTATCTAAGAAACAAATGGACTCTGCGACTAGTATTTATCTTAGGACTAAAAAAAATATTGAAAAAAAGTAAAATAAAGCTTGACTTTCTCATTTATTCTTCATATATTAAGGTGTTATGAAAAAGGAAAATATGAAGAATTTAATTTTAGACGGTTATTGGGTTAATAAAAAAAGTGGAACTATCCACTTCGTTTCAGAAAGTATAAATGAATATACAGGTACTAAAACTTTATGGGCTCAAACTCAAAACCTTCCGTATGAGAGAGATTACTTTTTCAAAGGTGAGGGTATTGATAGGTTCTTAAAAAACTATGAGTTTGTTTGTGATGGTGCTGGTATTCCAATGGATTTTTATCATCATGTTTTAGTTAATAAGGTATTGAAGTCTAACTTCAAATATGGTGTGATTAGTAAACAAGAATTTTTTGGTAGAGTTTTTAATTAATAAAAAGGAGAATAAATGACATACATTTATAAAACAGTATGGAGTGGTTCAGAGATTATAGCTGAGTATTGCTACTCATCATTACACAACAAGATTAAGGTTGTGGAGTTAACGGTTGATGGTAAGTTTCATAGGACTAATTGGATGGGGCCTAATGGTAGGGATAAGTTAATGGGTGAGTTGATGAGTGACTATGATAAGATTATGTTAGGTCAACAAGATTCTGATTATGATTCAGAGATTGATTTGGATAGGGATGTTCCAATTTCTCAATTAGCTGGTGTATGGAGATAACTTATGGAGTATAAAGAAATATTACTCAAGTTAGAACTTATTGAGGATGGGTTAGTAGACGCTTACAACACAGGTCATGAAGGTGAAATCAATAGTGATTCACTATACTATATTGATTGTGCGAAAGATGAGTTGTATAGTCTTAAATCTGAAATTGAAAAGGTTATGTTAAATGACTAATCAACAATTAGTAGATTTAGTCATGACAAAATTTGATGGTGAAATCATGATACGTAATCAATGGCGTGTCGATGGTTCTAAGGGTAAACATTACACAGTAGAATGGGATCCAGACCACAGAAAATATAACTGTAATTGTCTAGGTTATACTTATAGACGTAAGTGTAGACATATAACAGAATTAAGTAATTCATTTGGTTTAAAAAAAGGAATAAAAAATGGGAAGTAAAAATAACGTAAATTCATATATAACTCTACCATGTAGTAAATGTGGTAGACTAGTAGAAAACTGTGGAGAATCGGCAGTTAAATCAACGTGTTCTGTATGTGTGATGGGTATGGTAGGAATGCCATCAGAACCTGTACAAAAAGTATCAACTGGCAGACCTGCTGGATGGCATTTTATGAATGAGTTCGTAGATAAAGATGGTAATGTGTTTCATAAGGGTAAGGAACAAAAAAAGTTAAAGGGTACTTTACCACCCACTAAAGTTAAACCTGTTGTAAGGAAAAAAACTAAACGTAGGTCTAAAGAAGAGATTTTATTAGCTAGGGAAAAAGAGAAGAGAGCAGCTCTCAAGAAAGCTGTTCAAAAACAAAAAGATTTTTTAAACCACCAATTTGGAGAAGACTAATATGTCTAAGAAAAAAACAGATAAAATATGGGGTGATTATAAACAATACACCTTAACAGATGGAACAAGGTTTCTTGCACGTGATGATAACGATGCTAAACTTTACCGTGAAAAAGTTGGAGATAATACTAATGTTTAGTGAAAAGAAAAAAGAACCTAAACGGTTTAAGGTTAGTCCAAAACTAAAAGGTGACTCACGTTTAGAAAATGAAACTTACGAAGATTATAAAATAAGGCGTAAAGAAGAACGTATGTTACTTGAACAATATCTAAAAGGCACGATATATGAAAAGTAATTTAACCAGACGTAAAGATGGTTCGTATGCCCTTAAACACAAAACCAAAAAAGGTAAAAAAGGTGATTGTGTTGAATGTGGTCAAAATGAGGTGAAACGTGAATTGGGATTATTATATAGACACGTTGCTAATGATATGAATTTAGTCAGAGAATATATAGAACAACATCTTACGGAATATAAAAAACATAAATCTGTAACACCTAATTGGTGTGAAACTTGTAAAGCTCTAATCGACTATAATGTAGAAGTTGACATTGATAAAACATTAGGGTTTAATGCAAAATCTAAGTAATGCTATCAAGAGAATATCTAATCAACAGAGGAACTTGTTGTGGTCTTGGATGTTTAATGTGTCCGTATGAACCAAAACATACAGAGGGAGTTACAGAGGTTATGAAAAAAATAATTAATTGTTTTAAAGAAGATAATCCGTTAATACAAAAAAAACTAAGAGAGGTGTCCGTTGAAGAAGGATACAAAATTGCAACAGAACTATTTCAGATACTTAACAAAAGAGGGGACGGTATTGGGTTGGCAGCGAATCAAGTGGGAATTGATGCACAAGTGGCCGTGGTTAACGTCAAAGAGCCAATCGTTCTTATCAATCCTGAAATCGTTAGTAAAGAAGAAGAAGTAAGATACTATGAGGGTTGTTTAAGTTTTCCTAAAAAGGGTTGTCACACTAAAAGATATAAGACTATAGAAGTTAAAGTAGATAACATTGAAAGTAATATGACATTCGGTGCTGGAGATACTGATACAGACTTGTTAGAATCAGTTTGTGTTCAACATGAAATTGACCATCTAAATGGTATGAGGATATTAGATAGAGCTCAACAACTTACAATTAGAAGAGAGAAACCTAAAATTGGTCGTAATGAACCATGTCATTGTGGAAGTGGAAAAAAATATAAAAAATGTTGTATCAATTAGAACTATTTTATAAGAGTGACGAACAGATGATTTTAGAAACAGAAGAATACTTTGATTATCTAGAAAAACCAAATACGGCATTTTCTGATATGCCCGTATGTCCTTTTTTAAAACCTGAAAGACTTAGTGATAGATTAATGGTTAGGGTTTGGAAACCTACAGTAAATTCATTGAATCATTTATTTCAAGAATTTTTTGAGTCAAAATATAGTTCAGCTTTATTTATATGTAGAGATACTAAAGATATAAAATGGGAAGATGTTTCTAGAAAATCTTATCAAAAAACTATACAAGGTTTTCTAAAACCAACAAAGTATAAAGCTCTTTGTTTTTCACCATATGAAGAATGGAGTGCAGGTGGTGAGGAGACTAGAAAAAAATCACCATACTTTTTAATTAATGTGGCTACAAAAAAAGAATTAGGTAAGGCACATAAAGGTTTATTAAAGACAAAATATTTTGAAAAATTTAACGATGAGGAGATTAAGAAATTAAAAGTTTATCCAAAAAAGAAGAAGTAGATAATTTAAAAGTATTTGTGAGATTACTATTCTTTTTGATTACAATACCTATAATTACGTTGGTATTTGGTGTAACTTTATTTATTCTTGGTATCATCATTATGATATTATTTATAGAAGATATTTTTTTAAACAGGAGGTAAAAATGTCAATGTCAACAGCAGAAGCCTACCATGAACTACTAGAAGAAATTTTAAATGGACTAGAAGAAGCAATGGTAGATGAAAATTGGGATGGAATCGATAGTGTGATGCATCAGATTAGAGAAGCAATAGACAATCCATATGATAATTACAATACCGAAGAGTGGTAAAGATATGGGGCTGTAATTGGAAATCGACAGGTGTTATTTGAAAATAGAGTGCAGCAGAGATTGAGTATGTCTCGTAACAAAAGACTCACAAACCTAATTGACGAAGTTAATTCGTTAGCCGGGTTGGACATTGATTGGCACTTAGCCAATGCTGAAATGGGATTTGACAACTTTGTCACTCCTATTCAGAATGACCAACCAACTTACGCCTACACGGCTTAAGTTACTGAGTTGTCTAACACTCGGTCATAAAATAAGTTAGACACCATCTCTTTAGTTAGGATTGAAGTTAGAGATTAAAGAAACTACCAGTTGGTAACTCTGAGTAAAGTTACAAGTTCGTTGTAAGTAACTACTAATAGGAACTTAACTAAGCTGTGAATGACTTTTTGGAGAATACAGACTGGACGCGGGTTCGACTCCCGCCAGCTCCACAAGGAAAATATATTGAATTTAAAACAAACTAGGAGATATTTATTTATGATAATGTATAAAGAGAAGTTAGCATTATACATTGCGTTGATAACCTTAACTAATGGTTGGGTATCAACGAGCTTTTTGAAAGACAAAAACATTCAACTTCAATCGATTGTTAGTGAAAACATTGATTTAAAAAAGAAGTTGTATAAGTACGAAACAGAAGGACTGAACGTGACCGTAACCATGTACGAACCACTTTCGTATCAAACTGATTCTACACCGAACATTCTCGCGGATGGAACGCGTATTAGGGTACACAAAGCTAGCGAGTACCGATTTATAGCGGTAAGTAGAAACCTTTTGAAACGACACGGTGGATGGTTAGACTATGGAGACTTCGTTCTGTTAAAAGGTACTTCTCACAAAGATGGGGTATATCAAGTAAGAGACACTATGAATAAAAGGTTTGTAAACCGAATAGACATTCTAGAGTCGCCAGGTGTATCACCATATAAATTTCAAAAAGCACAAATAGTAAAGACAAATTTATTTGTCAACAACAGTAATGGTTAGGTTGTATGTTAGTAACAATAATATATAATACAGAGTTCGGAGCAGCTGCTGGTAGTCTTAAAGGAGCACTGCTCGAAGAATGGTCAGATGTCAAAATCAATAAGATGGGTATCAATGGTGCCATTAGCAATGCTAAGTATCAAATACAATTAAATGGTAGCGTCGTCTATTCTGGTAAAATACCTGTAGATAATACAACAATAATAAATTCAATCAAAGAGAGGTTATAGTGTATAGAAGTTATAAACGCTTTATAGGTTATAGTACAGCTTTCAGACAATGGAAAGCTGATTCACATTGTAGTTTAGTTCATGGATATGCATTCTGTTTCAAAGTTTGGTTCGAAGGTGAACTAGATGAGAACGGTTGGGTAATTGACTTCGGAAGTTTCAAACGTAATGGAGTTAAAGAATGGTTAAAGAATATGTTTGACCATACCACTTGTATAGCAGCTGACGATCCTGAACTTGAGATATTTAAAGAAATGCACAATCGTGAAATTATAGATTTACGGATTCTAGAGAATGGTGTTGGTTGTGAAAAGTTTGCTGAGTTAGTTGCAAAGTATTTACAAGACATTGTTCACAGAGAAACAGATGGAAGAGCTTCTGTATCTAGAGTACAATGTTGGGAACATGAAGACAATATGGCAGAATATCATATTAAATAGCAAAAAGTACTTGACTCATATATGTTTTTTAACGTAATATATGATATTAAAAATTAATAAATAAAACAGGTTATAAAATGAAACGAAAAATGACAACAAAAGGTTTTGTACAAAAAAAATCAGCTGATAGGAAACCAAATTATAGAGTTATGTTTGCAGATGTAGTTGTAAATCCATATTATGGCACACAAGTAAAATATATCATTGACTTAAAAGAACTTAATGATGGCAAATGGTTATTTACTAGATACGAAACAAACAATACAGGTAGGGGTATGGAGCCTCCGACTATTGTTGACGACTTGTTAAGTGCTGCTGGTGCAGGTGAAGGAAATAAACATGATCCTAAAGGAAAGATGGGAAGATGGGGATTGGGTGAAACTGGTACATTTGCAGGTTTATCTAATTTAGAACTATCTAAAAAATATGGAATTAAAGTTTGTGCTAAGAAAGATGAACACAAAGAGTGGGCATATGTTGACCATGATTTACTTAATAAACCAGAAGACGATGTTGATGTTACTTTTAATTCTGATGAACAAATGAAAAAGCTAGGTGTACCTATTGATGAAATTGGAAGTCAAGGAACTTGGATACAATATGTAATTGAGGTGAGTAGATGGGAATCAAATTCAAAATGGATTAATACGGTTAGGCATTATTTAGAAAATATACTAATGAATTGGTTACCAAACAAAATGGATATTACTTTACGTGTAGAAGAACAAAATAAAAAACCTTATGAGATTGTATTACAACCAAAATTATTTGATATTGAAGGTGATAAATGGGTAGACGGTGAAATAGAAATACATGGTAAAAAATACAAAACTAAACAAGCTAGAAGGTCTAAAGAGGGAAGTGATGAATATTTAGATTTTGATAAAAAATTTCCTGGTAGAAGAGCTCTTGCAGCAGATGGGTTTGGAAAATTTTTATCTATAGCTAGAAAACCTGTAATCATATTAGTAGATAAAGAGACGGAATATATTAATGATGTTTCCGTTCATAGTGGTACTGATAGAATCATTACACTAATATACGTTCCTAAAGATGACATGATAACTGAAACTACTAAAGATGGAGCACAAATATTAAATCCCACTACAGAAAATGGAACACCAGCTGGTACTGTATCAAAGTTGGTTAATGAGTTAATTAGAACTAACTTTCCTGAACTTACTGAGATGTCAGAAGGAGAGACTATGGATCAACTATACAAAGTAATGAGAGGAGACGTATTTCTTGCTCCACTTTCGTTAAATATGTTTTTTCAAGATTTTTGTCCTACAAGATATAAACTTGAAAATGGAAATAACGATAATTTAAAAACATTCTATAAACAACACCTTGAATTAGAATCTGGTTTAGCTGCTAATAAAAGAGGTGATATGGTTATTTTTGTTGACTTTAAAATAGCTGAAGGTAAGATAAAAAAACTTACTTCAGATAATTGGCATCAAATTGTTTCATACATCACAACAAATACTTGGGTTAAAAAATGTACAATTTTAGCAATAAGTGATCTTAATGAGTCAGGAGCACAAGATATAAGTGCTAGTAATCGTTTGGGATTTCCACAAAAAACAATAAATAAATTTACTACACAAATTAAATCAAATTTATCTCATCTTTATAGAAAAACTGATAGTGGAGATGAGGAAAGTTTAGAAGAAGTAGAAATAAATTTAGTTGATTTACGTGCATATGACCTACATAAAAAAATAAAATAAAGTGCTTGACAATGGATAAAAAAAGTTGTATATTAACACTATGAATTATACTAAAAAACAACCATTAGGAGAAATGTATACTTGTCTTCAAGGAGAAGGTAAGTATATTGGAATACCACACATTCTTATTAGGGTTAGTGGTTGTCGATTGAGATGTCAATTCTCAGATTCATTTTGTGATACACCATATGCTTCTTGGAAACCTGAAAAAGGTAAATATACTTTACAAGATGTAAAAGAGTTTTATGAATCTAATCCACAAGTAAATCACACAATGATTACAGGTGGAGGTCCTACAATTCATGGAGAGTTATTAAAAGAGTTATGTATCATCGGTAAACAGTATGACCACCTAATAACAATAGAAACTGAAGGTAGTGAATTTGTAGAAACAGAAGCTGATTGTATATCACTATCACCAAAACTATCCAACTCCACACCAAGACCAGGTACTTGGATGGACTATGCTAATCGTGAGGTTACTGAAAAAGATAAACAACAACACGAGAAGTGGAGATGTAACTACGAAGCGATGAGAGACTTACTTGACAATCACGAAGATTATCAGTTGAAACCAGTTATATCAAATGAACAAGATTTAAAAGAAGTAAAAAAATTACAAAAAATATTAGATATACCAAACGAGATGGTTTGGTTAATGCCCGAAGGTTTAACACCTGAACAATTAAGTGATAGACGAACTTGGTTGATGGAGTTATGTGAACAAGAGGGTTACAATTTTACAGATAGATTACATATAATAGCTTATGGAGATAAACGTGGAGTATAATATAATAGAAATTTTAGGATGGTTAGGAACAGTTTGTATACTGTTTGGGTATTACTTAAATGCAAAGAAACTTGATATGTCTTGGGTGGTTTGGTTTTTAGGTAACTTATTTATGTTGATATATTCTGTCAATATTAAAGCCAATCCACAAGTACTACTAGCGGTAGTTCTTATGGGTTTAAATGTTTATGGTTATTTAAATTGGAGAAAACTAAATAAGTGAAAGCAATATTAAGTTTAAGTGGTGGACTAGATTCCACTGCATTGTTATTACATCTTATAAAAAAAGGTTATGATATACACACCATAAGTTATTACTATGGTCAGAAAAATAAAGTTGAGTTAGATGGTCTAGCTCGTATCTTACATTATCTTGAATATCAACAATATACAATTGAGAATCAACGAATTGATTTATCTTCAGTATTTAAATCATTTAATTCTTCATTGACACGTTCTGATATCGATGTACCTACTGGTACAACAGATGAATCTAAAATGAAAACAAATTTTGTTCCTAATAGAAATGCTATCTTCTCTTCAGTTCTTTATGGGTTTGCTGTTTCTATTGCAAAAGATTATGATGATGTTGTTGATGTTTGTCTAGGAGTACATGCTGGAGATGGAAATATTATTCCACCTGATTGTACACCAGAGTTCTATGATAAATTAAACGATGCTTTTAAAATAGGAAATGTAAATACAGAAAATATAAATTATTATTTACCTTATGTAAATAAAAAGAAATATGAAATAGTAGAAGATGCTAAAAACATTTGTGATGAATTGGGTTTAGATTTTAAATATATTTTTGAAAATTCTATATCATGTTATACAGGTGATGGTTGTGGTAAATGTGGAGCATGTACAGATAGGATTTTAGCTTTTGAGAAAGCAGGAATAAAAGATGTTACAAAATATAAGGAGATACTATGAAAAAGGATAGATTAATTAGTTATATGTCAGAAAACTTTTATAGTGGTCAAAATAGATATAGAGGTAATAATTTTGATACTAAAATTTTAAAAAAAAATGTTGGTAAAAAAGTACCTTTAAGTTTGGCTGAATATAATGAAGATGATAAAAAATATTATTGGTCAGAAGTTATGATTACACCTGTAAAGGTTTTGGGTTATGATAGAAGACCTGAGTTTCAAATACCTGACGAAGAGAAATCTTATAGTAAGAAATATGATAAGTTAGTACCTAATAGATGGTTATGGGAGATAAAACCTTTATGACTAAATTAAAATATGCTAATGGAAATCATCCATTAACAGAACAAGAAAAACAAAGTATGATTCAAGAAGCTGCTGAACACTATGGTAATTATATGACAGCTCTTGGGTTTGATTGGAAAGACGATCCTAATTCGTCAGATACACCAATGAGAGTAGCTAAAGCTTTTGTAAATGATTTAGCAAGTGGAGTATATAGTAAATCACCAAAGATAACAGCGTTTGATAACATCGATGGTTATGATGGTGTAGTTTTTCAAGGTAACATAACAGTACATTCATTTTGTTCACATCACCACTTACCTTTTATTGGTAAAGCTCATGTAGCATATATTCCTACACCAGATGGTAAGGTTATTGGTTTAAGTAAATTAAATCGTATCGTTGAGTTTTATGCTCGTAGACCTCAAGTACAAGAAAACTTAACAATGCAAATTCATGACCACGTTCATGAAGAATGTACAGATAATATTGGTGTTGCTGTTATGATAGAAGCTAATCATATGTGTGCATGTGTTCGTGGTGTTAAACATGATGCTACTATGAAGACTGCTAAGTTAAGTAATGTGTTTAAAAATAAAGATAGAGTACGAGAAGAATTTTACAACTTCATAAGGGATTTAAAATAATGAAAACATTTTACAATTGGGAAGATATTGAGGGTAGAGTAAGTGATTTATGTCAAAGACTTAAACACGAATCCTTTGAAGCTGTATATGGTGTACCTAGAGGTGGACTAATAGTTGCAGTGTTGGTAAGTCATACGTTGGGTATTCCATTAATCACAGACCTTAAAAATATGTATGGTAAAAAGTTTTTAATCGTAGATGATATTGCAGACACGGGTGTTACTTTAGAAAAATATAAAAAATTAAAAGTTTGTCAATATGTAACGTATGCAACATTAGATTATCACAAACAATCTACCGTTGAACCTGATTATTGGATAAGTGAAAAAGGTGATAGGTGGATAGTATATCCTTGGGAACGTGAGGATAGTGATGAAATACAAGATTATTATAAAGGAGTTATTGTAGTATGAGTAAATTTAAATACTTTCCATCTTTTTCAGTAGCTGGATTTGGTCAAGCATTGAGAAAAGATTTAAAATTAAAAAACGGATTAACCTCTAGATTTTACTCTAAAGAATTTCCTGAAAAGTATAGACATACTGAGTTTTTAATATCAGCGGGACACTTTTTAAAAAGACCTGATTTATATGGTGAACATGGATTTACTAAAGATAACCTTATCATGGGTGATTCTGGTGGTTTCCAAATTGCATCAGGTGCTTTAAAATGGAATACTTCATTACCAGAAAAAGTTTTTACATGGTTAGAAAATAATTCAGATATCGCAATGAACTTAGATATACCACCTAAAATGAAATATGAAGGTATGTATGAGGAATGTTTAAAAATTAGTAAAGACAATTTTAAATACTTTGCAGACAACCAAACAGGTAAAACAGATTTTCTAAATGTGGTTCAAGGTACAAATGAAGTTGAATATGAAAATTGGTATAATGAAATTAAAGACTTTGAATTTCAAGGTTGGGCTATTGGTGGTGGTGGTAGAAGTGTATATGCTTTTATGTCAGGTGTTTTATCTCTATTAAATGGTAAAGAACATTTAAAAGATAGAAATAAATATCTTCACATTTTAGGTATATCTAAAATTTCAGATTTCTTAATGTTAAATCAGTTACAGAAATCATTAAATGAAGTTGATTCTAAAATGGTTGTTACAACTGATAGTTCTTCACCAGACCGAGCTGTTGTTTTTGGTGGATACTACTTAGATTATAATTTTAAGAAAGCTTCTTTTCAATCAATCAATGTACCTAAACATGATGATACTTTTAAAAATCAACCACTTAATTATCTACCAGTTTCTACAGATTTTGACAGAGAATATTTAAAAGATGCTTTGACATGGGAAGATACAATAGAGTGGCAAAGTACTTGTACTACTGCTATAAGATTACACAACCTTATGGTATTTAAAGAAGCAATCGATAAAGCTGAATATTATGTTTACACTCATGATTATATGTTACAACAGATAGTATCTACTGATATGTTTAAACTTTTAAAATCATTAGAAGAAATGATTAAAAGTGATAATCCAAAAGTAATTTTTGAAAAACATAAACAGTTATATCGTAAAATGAGTAACACACATAAAGAACCACAAATTAAAACACATCAATTTTTTTAAGGAGATAATATGATAGAATTTACACCAGAACAAATACAAAACAATTGGAATAAGTTAATTAAACTTGTAGAAGATACTTTTGAGGGTGAACGTAAAGAAAAGTTATTAGAAATGTATAAACACTTTGAGGATAGAATGGGTGTAGCACCAGCTTCTGGTCAATTACATTTTCATTTATGTACACCTGGTGGATATGTTCAACACATACTGAACATCGTTCATTATAGTAAAGAGTTCTATAAGATATGGAAAGATAGTGGAGCTTACGTTGATGATTATACAATGGAAGAACTTATCTTTGCTGCTATGCATCATGATTTGGGTAAAGTGGGTGATATGGATAATGACCATTACATACCAAATGAATCAGATTGGCATGTAAAGAATCAAGGTAAGTTATATGTTAACAATCCTGATATTCCATTTTTGACACCACCTGATAGAGGACTTTGGATATTAAATCAATTTGGAATTAAGATGTCCGTAAATGAAGTATTGGGAATTAAACTTGCTGATGGTATGTATGATGATGGTAACATTCAATACTTAAAATCATACGCGCCTGAAAAGAAATTAAAGTCAAACATGCCATTAATTATACATCAAGCTGACATGACCACCACTCGTATTGAATATGAAATGTGGCAGAATATTCAGAGAGAAGAAGATAGTAAGACAAAGGTTAGGGTAGATAATATTAAGAAAGCAGTTACAATGGAAGAAACTTCTGAACAACTTACTGAAAAGTCCAAGGATTTATTCAATGAACTATTTGGAGATAAATAAATGCCGTATTTAGAAAGATATGTAATACAAGAAAATGATGTATTTCAAAAGGTTGAAATCACAGAAGAACAAGCTGAAGAATATAGAAAGTTTGAATCAGGTGAAATTGAAGATCCTGATTGGTTGGAAGATATGGATTGGGATGATGGGGATACTCATTGGAGTCCTGCTAATGAAGTTGAAGTTTCTATTAGTATAAAATCGGAGGAATCATGATAGTAGAAATAGTGCTTGGAATAGTGTCTATTTTATTCGTAACTTCATGTTATGTAATATGGAACTTAACAAGGAAAACAGAACTACTAGAAACATGGGTAGAACGTTTTACTCAAATAATAGAGTCTGTAGATAACGAATTAAAAGTTATAGATTCAACAGGACATTTTGAATCCGATGATGAAACGGGTGCTATATTTAAACAAATTAAACAAACAGTTAATCAATTAAACGTATTAAGAGGAATAGATGTTAATGACAACCAAGATAAGTAAAGCAAAATCAGTTACTCCACCACCTAAACCAAAGTTCAAAAAGAAACGAAAGAAAAAAAGTAAAATCTATTTTGGAACACCAGTACAGAATGCAATTATACGTTATAATGATTCGGATAAACCTCATGTAAAAAATAAAATTTACAAAGAACATATTCAGTTTGCGTTTAATAAGTTAGCTGAGAACTTAATTCATACTTTTAAGTTTTACTATTTTGATTATCCATTAGAAGAAGTTAAACATGAAGTAGTGGCTTTCCTAGTTATGCAGATGCCGAAGTATCAACCAGACAAAGGTAGAGCGTTTTCATACTTTTCTGTAGTTGGTAAGAATTGGTTAATTCTTCATAATAATAACAATTATAAAAAGATGAAGATACATGACCAAATAAGTGTTTTAGATTATAATAGAAATGTAACATCAGAGTCTTCTTTATCTGAAGCTGATGATTTTAATATTGAATTTGTTAATCAGATGTTAGAGTATTGGGATAACAATATTACAAATATATTTCGTAGACAAAAAGATATCCTAGTTGCTGATTCTGTTTTAGAACTATTTCGTAAACGAAGAAATATAGAAAACTTTAATAAGAAAGCTCTATACATTATGATTCGTGAAATGACAGGTTCTAATACCCAACATATTACAAGAGTAATAAATCAAATGAAGAATTATTATGTTAACATGATGACAGAATTTCAAGAAGGTGGAAAAATAGATACAGCTAACACAGGTTCTATCTTTTAAAATAAGGGGCTGTAGTTCAGTTGGGAGAACGCTTCCCTTGCACGGAAGAGGTCGCAGGTTCAAGTCCTGTCAGCTCCACCAAATAAAAAAGGGGAACTTTCGTTCCCCTTTCTTTTTGCCTAATAGCGTAGGACTATTAAGCTATTCCGTACCTACTTACGAAATAAACCCACCAACACCAATAAGGCGACAAGCCCAGCGAAACCCGACTCGCCGAACTTATTAATGATGGATGTGAGGTTACCAATAACATTGACACCGAAAATACCAGTTCCGAATATTACTTCAGAAACGGCACCTACAGCTACAAAAGAAACTAATAGATGAACAATGTCATCTATATATCCCTTTACCATTGTTATTACTTCCTTCATGGTTATCTCCCGTTAGTTAGAAAAAAAGGATTTTAGCAGAACTAAAACCCTCGTATATAACTATAATCTCACCAAATAATAAATTTTGATATATATTTATATATTGTGTTTTTTTGATAACTATATATTTATTACTATATAAAAACATATAGGTTCAACTATGAGTATAGATTATGAAATATTTGATGGTAAATCACTATCATCACTTTTCAAAGACATTTATGATAACACACAATTTAACAGAAAACAGCTTGATGTATTGACAAAAGAACTTGTTCAATTTATCAAAGATGGAGACACTGCTGTACAAATTGTGCCAATGATAAAAGAGTATCTTGAAATAAATGTTAGAAATGATGACCAACTTGTTAAGATGGCAGGTATTGTTCAACGACTTATCTCGGCGGAAGGTAAAGCTGGTTCTGAAGATGAATTTGGATTGTCTGATACAGAAAAAGAACAATTACTTTCTGGTATTGAAGATATAGTAGAAGATATTCAAACCGAATCCGATAAGATACACACTAAGATAGAAAATGTAACCAAAGGCAACTAGATGGCTAAAGTTGGGTATAGTAAAAAAAAATTAAATCTTGACGTACCAGTTGATATGAAAATGAGTAGACTTTCTACTCCACAACAAATAAGTTCTTACGTTAAAAAAGTTATAAAAGCTACAACTGAAGAATATCATGAGACTGATGTATTGGAAGTTAAAGAAGTAATACGTAACCAACCAGGTGTAAGATTAGGACTTAGAGGTTTATTGATAAATGGTAAATCAGATCCTGGTTTAGTTTTACCAGAAAACGCAAACATAACTTATGTTCCATTAATAGGTGAACACGTTAATGTTATAGAAAAAGAAGGTGTAGTATATTTTACTAAAATATTAAACAGAAAAGGTTCGGTAAACGAAAATTCTATTCCTGGTGTAGTTGGTGATTATAATTCAAATACTCAGTATGGTAAAAAATTTAAAAGAACAAAAGTAAAACCAATAGAACTTAAAGAATCTTCCATTGTATATGAAGGTAGATTTGGTGAGGCAATACATTTTGATGGAAGTGGTAACAATCCAACAATAAAAATATCTACACAAAATAAATCTACAACTGATGAACCTTACAGAAAAGAAGATATAAACGATTCAAATACCTCTTCTATATATCTTTCATCTAAAGGTGATGGTGTTGAAGGAAAAAAAATACAAATTAAATCTAACGATATATTTATAAGTGGAGATGATGTTAGATTGGGTAGTTCGGTTGAAACAGAAATAGAACCTATTGTACTTGGGAATAAATTAAAAGAATTATTAGATGAGGTGTTTACTGGAACAATAACACAGAATAATACAACCATAGTTGCAAATACTGCTAAACTAGCAACTTTAGCAGCAATACAACCACCAACACCACAAACAGTAGATGAAATAAAATCTTTAAGTGAACAGAATGTGGAGTTGACAGAGATGAACATAAAATTACAAACATCAATAACAACATCTACATATTTAAGTAGTAAAGTAAAAACAGCATAGGAGTTATCATGACTAAGAAAGACCTTGTAAAAGTAATACAAGAAGTAGTTAGAAGAGAGGTACAAAAAGAAGTTAAGAAGATATTTATAAAAGAACAAACAACTTCAACACAAAAACTAACTGATGTTATACCAGAAATAATAGAACCTAAAGAACAAGTGAATTATACAAATAATAAAACTTTAAATGACGTTCTAAACGAAACTGTTGGTTTAAGTAAAAAACAAACTGAAGAATATCCTACTATGAGTGGTGGAATATTTAATAGTAATAAAATGACAGAATTATTAGGATATGGTAAACCTGAAGAAGTTAAACGTGATATGGTAGCAGTGGATACGATAAAGAAAGCTGGTAAATCAGTTGAACAAGTACCAGACCATGTTACAAGTGCATTGACAAGAGATTATAGTGGATTAATGAAAGCTTTAGATAAAAAGAAAAACGGACCAGGAGGAATTAGATAATGCCAAGAAGTGCTAGAGAAATAGATTTAGATCCTAGGACATTTGTTGGGTTGTCTTTTCCAATACGTGCGGATAACAATAATAGTTTTGCTATGACTAAAAATTCTTTAGAACAGTCTAGACATAATCTTAGAAACTTATTGTTAACTTATCCAGGTGAAAGAGTCGGTAATTCTGAATTTGGTTGTAGGTTACGAGAAGTATGTTTTGAACAGAGAGATGATGGGTTACCAACAAAAATTAAGACTATAATTATGGAGGCGGTAAATAAATTTTTACCATATATTACTATAATTGATATTGAAACATTAAATGATGATGGTGACAATAATAAAGTTTTTGTAAATATAAAATATTCAACAACACTAGATCCTAGTGTAAATCAAGAATTGACTGTTAATGCTACCGATGGTTCGGATGTTAATGGTAATTATTAGGAAATAAAATGGCACGAACAAGTATAAAAAAGGATACGGTTAAATCAGTAAACTATTTAAATAAAGATTTTAATGATTTCAAATCAAATCTTATAGAGTTTGCTAAACAATACTTTCCAAACACATATAATGATTTTAACGAAGCGTCACCAGGTATGATGTTTATTGAAATGGCATCATATGTTGGTGATGTTCTTTCATACTATATAGATTCACAATTTAGAGAATCTCTGTTAGCTTATGCCGAAGAAAAAAAGAATATTTATAACATAGCCCAATCTTTTGGATACAAACCAAAAACTACATCTGCAGCAACTGTTATACTAGATACTTTTCAAACAATCCCTGCTCTAAATGGACTACCAGATTTTAGATATGCACTTACAGTAAATGGTGGTACACAAGTAAATGCAAATTCTAATGGAACAACTTTTAGAACACTTGAAGATTGTAATTTTAAATTTTCTAGTTCTTATGATGTACGAGAAGTTACAATATTTGAAACGGATAGTGGTGAACCAACAAAATATTTATTGAAGAAAAAAGTCAAAGCTCAAAGTGGTGAATTAGCAACTGAATATTTTGATTTTGGAAGTGCAGAAAAATATACAGAAATACGTTTAAGTAATGCAGATGTTATAGAAATAATATCTTGTACTGATTCAGATGGTAATAAGTGGTATGAGGTAGATTCACTTGCAAGGGATACTGTATTTGAAGATATGGAAAATAATGTTACAAACGATCCTTCTTCTATCGGTGACAGAGAAATAGCTCCTTACATTTTAAAATTAAAAAGAGCCTCTAGAAGATTTACAACACATATAAATGAAAATGATGAAATCGTTCTAAGATTTGGAGCTGGTGTATCTGATAATCCTGATGAAGAAATAGTTCCAAATCCAACAAATGTTGGTTCTAGTTTACCAGGTAGTCCGAGTTACTTAACTACTGCATTTGATCCTAGTAACTTTTTGAAGACAAGTACATTTGGATTGGCACCAGCAAACACAACTTTAACTTTAGAATATACATATGGGGGTGGTGTTGATGATAACGTTAATGTTGGTGATGTAGCTCAATTAGGACAAATTAGTTTTACAATTTCTGAAGAAGGTTTATCATCTGCTTTGGTACAAGAGTCAAAGGATTCTGTAATTTTCTCTAATCCAAAACCCGCTACTGGTGGTTCAAATGGTGAAACTACACGTGAAACTAAAGAGAATGCTTTAGCATATTTTCAAGCACAACAAAGAATAGTAACAAAAGATGATTATATTGTTAGAGCACATTCATTACCAGCAAAGTATGGTACAGTTTCTAAGGTTCATATATCTCAAGATGAACAACTTAGTAAAATCGGAATGTTAGAAACATTAGAAAGAGAAATAACAGAATCAGACGTTGGTACAAGTTTAAAAGATTTACAAGTTAATAATATACCAAATCCATTAGCACTTAATATGTATACGTTAGGATTTGATGGTAACAAAAAACTATCACCGCTAACACAAACTACAAAACAAAATCTAAAAAGTTATCTGTCTCAGTATAGATTGATTACAGATGCTATAAATATAAAAGATGCATATATTATTAATATTGCAATAAATTTTTCAATATTAACTAAAGTTGGTTTTAATAAAAATGAAGTTTTATTACGATGTGTTTCTACAATACAAGATTTCTTTGATATTGATAGATGGCAAATTGGACAACCCATAGTTGTTGCTGATTTAGTTTATGAAATATCTTTAGTAGAGGGTGTTGCGACAGTTGTTAATCCAGAACAAAATAACCCAAACAATTTACCAATAGTAATAGAAAACAAATATCAAATAGATAACGGATATTCAGGTAATTTTTATGATATAGATTCATCATTACGTGGTGGTATTTTATATCCAGCTTTAGATCCAAGTATATTTGAAGTTAAATTTCCTAACACAGATATTAAGGGGAAAGTATTGGGTGATAACTTAGGGGTTAGGGAGTAGATAAATGCATTATTTTACATTCGCAGAAAAAGATACAACTTTATATCAAGCCAGTGCTAGTTTAAATGCTGGAATGGATGAGATATTAGAAGTTAGAAAAGAGGTTAATGCTTCTGGTGATTCAGTTAACGTATCTCGTATTTTAATGAGATTTGATATAAGCTATATTTCATCTTCTATTGTTAGTGGTACGATTACAAATCCAAAATTTTATTTAAATTTATTTGATGCAAAGTCTTCAAATTTAAACACATCACAGAGTTTGTATGCATATCCAATAAGCCAATCATGGGATATGGGCCAAGGTCGTTCATATGATAATCCAATAACAACAGAAGGAGCTAGTTGGAATTATAGAGATGGTTTAACTAGTGGAACTATTTGGACATCACAAATTAGTGGTTCGGGTGGAACATGGTATACTGGAAGTGGATACGTTGCTTCACATTCTATAAGTCATAAAACAATTGATATTAGAATGGATGTTACAGATATTGTAAATAGGTGGTTAGATGGTGATGTTCCCAATGATGGATTTATGGTTAAAAGAAGTGGTAGTGTTGGAAATTTAGATTCATCTGCAGATGAAGGAAGTACTACTAGTCTTGGCCAATTGGCATTTTTCTCTTCAGATACACATACAAAATATCCACCAACACTTGAAACTGTTTGGGATGATTCAAAGTGGTCAGAAGGTTCTCTATCACCGCTAACACAAACTAATATAGAAGATATGGTTGTGTATATGAAAGGACTGAGACCAGAATATAAAGAAAAATCAAAAGTAAAATTTAGATTAGTTGGTAGAGAAAGATTTCCTGAACCAACATATTCAACAACACCATCGAATTTAACAGTAAAGTATTTACCAAGTGGTTCATCATTCTATTCAATAGTTGATGCTGAAACTGAAGATGTTATAGTACCTTATGGTAGTGGTTCAAAAATAAGTTGTGATTCAACTGGTAACTATTTTAATCTTTGGTTAGATGGATATCAACCTGAAAGATATTATCGATTAGAATTTAGGGTTCAAAGTGGTAGTGGAGCTGATGAAACAGATCAATATTTTAACGAAGGATTTACTTTTAAGGTAGCACAATAATGCCTTACACAAAAAATGAATTAAGAGATATTGGATTTTATAATCAGTATATAGATAAACTTAGAGGTGGTTACATTTCTAGATTAATAACCTCTGCATTAAAAAAGTTTAGAACTGATGAAAATGTATTACAATCATTTGAAGATATTGATGGTGGGTTGGGTATTGAGGATGCGTCAATTTTAAACAACCCAACATATTCAACTTTAGAAACGGAATTACATCGTAGAAATTTAGACACTACTGATTTTAAAACATTAGGAAATATTCAAGTTGATGTAAAACAAGGAGTTCAATATGTAATTGAAAATACATCATGTTCAATTCAAACTGAAACTCAAAAACAAACTAGAAAAGATCAAAACTCAGATGCACTAGTCGATAGATTAATTAATGAACTAATGATTACTGAAATAGCGAATCCATTACCAGATGATTTGAAAAATGGAGATACTATTACATCAGACAATGTTGATGATGTTAGAAAGTGGTTGATTGATGGAAATCAAAAAAGACCATTTCCTGACTTACAAAGTTTTTATGCAATAGGTTCTGAGTGGAGAAATGTAAAAACTAAAAGTCAAGAAGTAATAGATAGTATACCAGAAGGGGAGCCGGTAGATTAATGTCAACAGGTTTAAATGAAAAAGATAAAGAATTACTTATAACAAATGAACCATTTAATTATAACTCTTTAGAAAACAATTATTTTGGTGGTTATTTTGGCAATCACACGAATGATTATATTGAAGTATTAATAATGGACACAAGTGATAATATACTAGAAACAGCTATCGTTGATAAATCTGATTATTCTTATAGTGTAGTAAATGGTGGTATGAAAGTAAAAACAGGAACAGTATTAAGAAAGTTAGGTTATGATAGGGGTAAGTTTAAGGTTAAATATAATTTTTTTAGAAAATTAGCAGGTTCATATGAAACTGTTGTGACTGATCAAGCAGGGATGATTTATAATGATGAAGTTACACCAGATGATTCACGTTTAGATAAGGAATTGTTTTTAAAAGAAAATAAATATATTGTTCATGAAATATCTGATTCACGTAAAGAATTAAGACTAGTTACTCAAAACATAAGAGATGAACAATATGTTAGGGATTTTTATAAGTTAGCTGCAAGAAATAGAAAAGTTACAGCAGACTCTTCACCGTCTAGTAACATAGAATTTGCAGGTACTGCAGAAGAAAAAGGAAATTCAACACAAATTAGATTCATACCTACACCCGGTATGAATGAGAGTAATTTTGAACAATCGATGGTAGGTGGAACTATAACTATACCAAACTTTTTTTTAGTAAATAAAATCTATCCACCTGTAATTCCTACTGCAATGGATGTCGGTCTTAGTGAAACAGAAGTTATTGGTACTGATATATTTCAGGCAAGTTTCTTTTTAGATGAAGGTGCGGGTACTAAAGAATTTAAAGATAACTACGCAGGTGAACGTGGTGATACAAAGTTTGCTGCAGCGTATGTTAGATTTAAAGACCTTATACTCGGACAAGAACAACAGACTTTTCAACAATGGGATGATGGTGTTGACTTTGAAGGAAGTGGTAGAACTTTAAATGATATAAGAAATTTAAATGATAGTCAATTTAAAGTAGTATATTTAAAAAGAAATAATCCAGAACCCATAATAGACATTGTTAGTAATTCATTTTTGAGAGCAGACACTACCACATCGTATGTGTGGGAAGTGACAGGATTTGACCAAGATAATGGTTCTTTGCAAGGTAGTACTTATGATAGAATACAACCTCGAGCAGCTGGAGCTGATAGTGGTGGTAATTTTAGAATTGTACCAGTAACAGGTGATGTTACATATGCAGTACCTGATACACAAAGTCCATTTAGAGCAAGAAATGAGATATCTGGAGAAACTGCTAATGGTACTAGTAGAAATGGTTCAAGAATTAGAATAGAGTTATTTGGAAAAGATTTACATATAGGAATAAAATTAACAATTAATGACAACACTGCAAATGATTCGTCAACACTTCATTTACCAGCTATAATAGAGACTAAATAATGGCTAGAAAACCATATATAGAATTACCAGATATATTAAAACTTCTTCCACCGATGGAAGATATTGATACAGATCCAGATATTGGAGGACCTAGTGGTCAATTAAATCAAATAAAAGATTTAAGTATAAACAATTATACTTTAACTGATGGATGGTATGACGATGGAATTTTTATACCATCTAGGTTTGTTATAGCTACTGAACCATTTGGAATAGAACTAAACGAGGCTGATTTTAAAGAATCTGATAATTTAGAGTGGGAAATACTAAAAGATGGTCAAGTAATATATACGAAATCAGGTAATACATCACAAACCTTTACACTATCTAATTATATTAATGTCAATCAAGTTACTCAATTTGAAATACAAGCAGTACTAGTTAGAACTATAAAAACAGGTTTTGTAAATCGAATATCACAAACAGAACTTGCATTTACTGCAGTACCACCACCATCTCCAACTAATGAACCACATATCTATACACCAGTTTATGAACCCTTTGTTGCTAAAATACTTTCAGTAGATGGTGATACGATTGGAATATCTGATAGTTACAATACTATTGTACAAAGAACAAGACCACAATTTCAAAGTGAGTCTAGTCAACCAGACGAGCAATATACAAATTGGGTAATTAATAGTAAGTTTGGTGATAGAAAAGATTTAAATACATATTTACGTTTTGGTGACGATACAAAAGTTTTAGTTACAAATGTAAAATACGATAACACTACAGTACCGACTTTACCATATTCAATAGTATATAAAACATATGAACCTTTACCAGACGATATATCTGAAAAAGATTTAACTTATGTTGTACGTGAAGTATTACCATCATTAGAAGAAACAGTAGAATTGATTGGATATGACCAAGAAGATGAAGAGTTTCAAGTATTGATTCCTAGAAATAGTTTTCCTGAAGAATCCATAGTGTCAAAAAGATCAACTGAATTTAAAACATATGACGACTTAGTTACTACGGATAATAGATTAAAAGATGAAATAGAAGATAAATTTTTAAAAGATTTTTCATCTAATATAAATATAGAATATTCTCAATATGAAAATTTTATAAATTTTTCATCTGCACAAAAAAGATTAGAAAACTTTAAATATAAAATACAACAAATAGAAAAAGAAACTGCATTAAGTGCTTCTTTTGTTGGAGTCACAAATTCTACAGTAGATTTAAATCTACATCATAATGCTATAAGAAACATAAAAAATAATTTTGATGGTTATGAAAATTATTTATATAATACAAAATCAACTTATATATCTAGTTCTATGGGTATTTTTCCTAATGCATCATGGCCTAAAACAGGTGATGGAACATATGAAATTCCTTACAAACCAGTAAGCTCATCTAGTTCTGATTTTACAGATTGGTATGGTTCTATTTCTAATAAAACAGGTCAAATATACAGTGCTTCATTTTATGATACAGAAAATGGTAATCGATTAGTTAATTTATTACCAGACCATGTTAGAAGTGATTCTCAAAATGTACAATTTTTAGATTTTATGGACATGATAGGTCAACAGTTTGATGAAATGTGGTCATACATAAAAGCAATGTCTGATATATCTGATAGAAGGATGTCATTAGAAGATGGATTTTCAAAAGATTTAATTTTTAATTTAGCTAAATCTTTAGGTTGGAGTACACAAGATGGAAAAGATTTATTAGATTTAAGTAGATATGAGTTTGGTAGAAAATTAAGTGGAGATTCATACTCATTATATACATCTGGTTCTTTAGATTCACCAACCGAAGCTGATGTCTCAAAGGAGATTACAAAAAGATTAATAGCTAGTATGCCTATGATATTGAAAACAAAAGGTACTACAGCTTCTATAAATGCAATACTAAATTGTTATGGTATTCCATCTACAATATTAAATGTCAGAGAATATGGTGGTATGGATGTTACTACTAAAAGGGCACCATTTGAGACAAAAAGAAGATTTACTAAAGCTCTTGGGTTTAAAGGTGGACAATATGTTTCAAGTAGTTGGAGTGATGAT